ATTTGGATTTAGATAGTCTGCTTCGTCTAAGATAACATACTTTCTTCCACCCATCAAAGACATAGAAGAAGCAAACTGGCTGATATCTACACGAAGAGTATCGATGTTACCATTCATCGATCCATTGATAATCATATAATCGCAATTGAGTTGCTCAAGCATGGCTCGAGCCACAGTGGTTTTACCCACTCCAGCTCGGCCAGTCAAGAGCATATTTGGAATTGTACCTTTATCTACGAATTGCTGGAAAGTATTCTTCAAATCAGTAGGAAGAATGCACTGCTCAATCGTTTTAGGACGATAAAGCTGGGACCACAAAAAATCATCACGAACCATAATATAAAACTCCAATCAATTAAATAACAACAGATTCGTATAAGGTCTGAAATTCCTCCATTTCCATTACTTCTTCAGTAAATGAGTTGTTATGATACACCTTAGCCATCTTACGAAGAATTCGTTTATTCATATTAAACTTTTCAGAGGCATCTGTAATAGCTTCTTTTTGAAACTCCTTCTCAGACTTCACACGAAGCATAGAGTTAGAAAGTTCATCAAGAACACTTTTCAGTGCCTTCTTATCAACATCAATCATTATTAATCCTCGTAGGTAGAAGTAGATTCAGTAGTAATCCAATACTGTACACCATCATCAGACACAAAGTGGCCGATACCCTTAGCGACAAATACGTCATAAGACTTACTCATCATCTTAAGATTGTTGCAAGAGAAGATGATCTTAAACGTCTTACTGGTTTCCTTTACTTCGAGCTCAAACGTATTGTTTGAAGAATTCTTAGAATCCATAGCTCGAAGGAGTAGACGACCATCTTCACCTACAAGAGCAATTTCTGGCAACTGAAGGACACTCGAAGCCCTCATTAGATTTTGAAGATTATCAGCAGTCAAATTAAACGCTACATATGACTCACCTACCTTGATGTCCTTATTCGGAGGAAGGATCATCGTGATAGGATCAGCATAGATAAAGTTTACGCTCTTACGACCATCAGTAATCTTCACATAGTTATCACAAAGAAGGAGTTCTGGATCATCGAACAGAGACAGAACTCCTAGAAAACGATTCAAATCAAAGATGCCAAAGTCCTTTTCAATCGTCTCGTCAATCTGAGCTCGAGCCATTACCGTTTTAATCGGTGAAATGGTCGATAGTACATTACCAGTATTGAACATGATAGACGGATTGATAGAGCTAAAGTTCTTTAGAATCTGAATCGTTTTTGCACTTAGTTTCATAATAAACCTCACTTACCCTTTTTATGTGAATAGCTAGCATCAGCAGTAGCTGCAGCACCGATCGATGCTAGATCTGCAAGAGATCCACCAAAGATGTAAGTACCAACGTGTTGCAACTGCATCCAAGGACAGAACCATACCTGACCGCCCATCTTCTGAACGTTATAACAGAACATGTAGTCTTCTGATAGGTAACGCTTAGAGACTGGATCGATGATACAATCAAAGAATGCCATAATCTCACGACTACCATCAAAGTGTTCAGTACGAACATGATCAGGCTTATAAGAAAGCTCAGGAAATGCTTCTTGATATTTCTCAAACGTACGGCGACGAATCATCATGAATCCAGTACCAATTTCAGATACTTCAACTGGTTCACCAATTGGGATCTGAGCTTGACCAGACTTAGGATTGAACACATAATCACCGACATATTTTTCTAGATTATTTGGATTATCGTCAGCAACACCTTTATCTACGGCGAGTTTAATTTTTTCCCAAGAGATGCACTTCTTAGGATATGGACCTCCGATAACGTCGTATGGACTTGCATCATCTTGAATAGCAAGAAGCGCAATAACGTCATTTGGATTGAATCCAATATCACTGTCAATGAACATCAAGTGAGTCGCGCCTGAACGCATAAACTCGTCAGCACAATAGTTGCGTGCTCGAGTAATCAGAGATTCGTTGAATAGGAAGTACAGCTGAAGAGGAATACCGTATTGGGTACAGATAGCTGATAGATCGGCGACTGAACGGGCAAACATGCCTGTGCACTGACCACCATACATGGGCACCGCTAGGAATAGCTTACGCGTTCTTAGAACTTCTACAGGAACTTTTACTTGAAAATTAGACATATTTCACTCCAATGTTATAAGGACATTCATTCAAGACATGATGAAGCATCATTGTACTACACATATTTATATATGTACATCATACCAGTTCAGGTATATTTAAACGCATATCTTTTTCTTTTTGTTCTTGGGAATCTTGGACATACATCTCAATGATTGCATAATGAATGATCTTCATCAAATCTTTTCGATTGTAACCTCCCTTCTTACCGTATCGTTTAGCATACTTCATGATGTTGCCCATACAAAAACCAGTGCCATGACCGGCATCAATGATCATATCAGTCGCCTGATATTTGCCGCTATAGTGTTCGTTATAAGTTGCATCGATATATTTCATTACCGTATCGATAGAATTTTTTTCATTATATTTGTATGTAATCACGAGAAGAAATCCTCCAATGTTGTTGCCTGCTGTGTATTGTTATATTCTTTACCTTGCCAATGCGGGTAAAACTCTCGAGAAAGATGAACTGACTTAGGCTTTTCCATGAATGAAAAATCTAGTTCACCGTTCTGATTGATCATGTGCTTGGTCCATTCAAAGAGCTTTACATCATCTGTCTGTTGTTTCTTACATTCATCGATGAATATGCCTCTAACTTCATTACGTTCTTTCCATGAACCATAGAATGGAGTACCTTTGTACCAACCAGTCTTAGGAATAGGACGATTCTCATTCTCAATCGGGAGAGGTTCATAGATCTGTGCAGGAATATTGAACTGCTTCGCTGCATCAAAGTAATGCTTAACTAGATCTCGAGTAGATTGTTCGGGATTACTTTGGCGGCAAAGATGATGACGAATATCAATGTTACCAAAATAAAATTCCAGTTGTTTAAATTGATACTGATTGTTATAGATAAACGTATTTAAACCTTCTTTGAGAGCTCCAAACAAAGTTTTGAATGGCACTGAGTTAACCATCCAACCAGGACGATACATACAGATAGCATGACTATCACCGCACGAGATCTTATCGTACGTCTTGATAAGATTAGGATCTACGACTTCTGCGCTATCTTGAATGCGCTTTAGATTATCCCAATCAACTTCATGCCAACGAGGATCTATATCTTCTTGCTTGTCTTTGTCTGTTAGGATGCGCATACGATCTTGTAACATCGCATGATAGTCAGGAAAGTCGATACAGATAGAATACACTTTGCCTTTAAAGTGCGAGAACTCTTTGAAGTTATCCACATTAGCATACTCTTTCAATCCACCAAAAAGATTGAGAGTTCCACCCCAATCATTACCGTGATAGACATATATCGTATCATAGTCATGAACGTTCTTTAGATTGCCAGACATCGCAACATCGATGTCTGCACCAGACTGCTTTATTTGATCGGCATAAATGATGCCTTGTGCTGCACGATGACTGCTAATACTCTTTGAGATAGGAGTAAAAGGACTCATCAATAAACATTTATTGCGCATGCTTATCCCACTTAACGTTTGAATTTACTCTGTCGTAGATCGTTTGATCTCGTAATACGGGCTCTGTGCCCACGTTCCAGAATATTATATCACGTCCACTATATTTAGGTACATACTTGTAGACTTTTCCATCGTAGGTATTTACAGTAGGAAATGGTGGCAGATTCTCTGGTTTCTCGGCATCCTGAAAGTCCAACGGTTCTGATATAACTTGAGCTCTTCCAAGTTCACCTGCCTTTAGGTTTCGTGCAACTGCCACGCAATTAAACTTTGCTTTTGGCCATGCGATCTGAAGTGCTCTTGACAATACACCAGTAGAGATAGCGACATATACTTCTTCTGGTGCTGGAATCTTACTTGCAACCTTTACTATGCCTGCAGTAACCAATTCATGTCTTAATCCAAGAGGCACGAAGAATGCACCGTTTTCTTTTGCCCAGTCTGCAGCTGCCTTATTCAGATTTGGCATAGCAGCGATACGCTTGAACATTGGAATAGCACCGCGTTCTATACAACATGCTTGATGTAATGAAATTTTCTTTGATGCAGGCATAAACAATACCACTTTCTTATTGTGACGATTTGCTACATCTAAAAGAGATACACCAGCAAGACCTACACGAGGTTGAGAATATACGATAGTATCTGAGGGACAGCGTGATATGAGAAGATCTCCGCCTCTTACCTTTGTTCCTGTAATCAAATCATCTCTGACTACTCTGATGCCTTCATGCTCTACGATGACTGGTGCAGGATTAGGATCTTCCCATCCTTCTGCCAATGACAAATAGTATTCCTTTGCTGCTTCAAGACCATAGAGACCAACATCTTTGTTGACTCCATCAATTACATGATTATCGTGTGACATCGTATTTCCCAGTTTTCAGTGACCAATTACTTGGGTAAACCCAATCATAAGGAATTTGCTTAGTCTGCTTCTTAGTTCCAAACCTCATAGCCATATATTTAAAGTGCATACACAATTTATCTTCTAGATTTAGATACATGTGCGTCGTAATAGGGTTACTCTTATGCTGAGCAAGATAATCCATCATCTCTACCAACTGATGTCCTTGTTTATTTGTAGGCACATACTTACCGTCTTCGTCGATTTCATACTTACACTTACCCATCAAGTTAGGACCATCAAAAATCTGCTGAAGTCCATCAAAGAATCCTGTACCTCCGTGCAAAAAACTATTTGGATCTACCCATTCTGGATGAGACATAGCTACATGACGAGATGCGTTCTTACATGGATACATGGCATTCCTAAAACCTTGTTCCTTTACGAAATGCTCGTTTAGAAGCTTAGTAAACTCCATCATAGAATACGGTCTGTCTTTTGCTCCTAACAATTTAGACAGAGGTTCAGCAGCTCGTTCTGGAACGGTTGCTAACCAGTTATGTACTTTTGTATCTTTAGGATAATAGATCTGAAATAGGTCTGAACGCGAATGACGATGATCCTCAAACCGAGTAAGCATCGCTGTTGGACCACCATCTCTCCATGTAATGTATGTTTGCCAGTGTTCATTACTAAATGAGAACAATAGGCATGCAGTCATGATTCTCAATGGATCGTCGATGACCTTCATCTCATCTACAAATGGGCATTCATGCCAGTGCAAACGATGAGATAACTGTTGATAGTTTTGTCTAAGCATAGAATCTTCTCGTTCATCATATGCTCTGCAAAACTCAAAGAACTTTTCAACTCTTTCTTCGAGAGTCCAATCTCTCATCCAACTATGAACTGGTTTACTCTTATGGTCGAGATCTACATTTACAAGTGCCTTATAGGCGATATCCTTTGATGTATCTGTAAGTAGTGCTTCAAGATTATTCATAGAGCGGCGACCATTTGTTTGTACTGATCTACAGTCAATCCTGCTTGTTTAAGAATAGCGTCATCAGAAGGATGAGACTTCATACCATTAAACGTCTTAACGATGCCAAGATCTAACATGGCTTTCTGACGTCCATATGGATGATCTTTGATCTTACAGCTAGACCATACTGCATCAAAATCTAAATGATCATATGCGGCACCAGGACGAACATAGTTTTCTACCCATCGAATGAAATCGCAGCATACGTCTTCAGCATTATAAGGCAATGATCCAGTGTCTTCGTAGATCTTTGTCATGACTGCATCCAAGAACTGTTCTTGTTGCATCTTCTTTACTGGCTTTGCGAGATAAGAGATACACTCTACAGCATTAGTACCGTAATAAAACATGCTTTCTTTATTGACATATTGAGGATACCAATCAGCAACGTCTGCGACGACAGCTGCATATTGAAACCTATACGCATTTATGCCATTTCGTTTGTTCCAATTCAACATGAATTCACCAAGTTCACGAAGATCTTTCTTCGATCCACTTGATTCTAACCATTCAGCCATCTCTCGAGCAAGGTGAGGAGCAAACTCAGTTAGATAATAGTCTCCGCTACGCTTATATCCAGATCCCGCTGGTGGTTTAGGAAAGCTAGGAAACTGATAGCCAATTGAAGTATAAAATGGTTGTGGATAATGATTGACGAGTTTAGTCATCTCTTCAATAGTTTTACACTGATAGAGATGCAATAGAAGTGTGTTATGATACCCAGATGGTTTGGTCGAGTAATTGATAGCACTACCAGTTACTCTATGAAGAATAAAGATGTACAACCATTCTGGTAATTTAAAGTCAGAGTGTTTACCAGTCCATGATTTAGCTACTATATCTCGTTGTCGTGTATGAACGCCTGCTTGCATCTTACGCCAATATGGATGTTGATCTGTCCATCCGTAAAAGCAATCATTAACAATCTGAGAGAATCCAGCATACTTACGTTCAACTACATCATATAGATGCACATGATGAAGCAGCTCATCGCCCATATTAGATTCTTCATGAGCCATCATGCCATATGGTTCATCGTCTGCTACATTACACTTGATCTGTTGATCTAATGCAAGCTTATAATATCTGACGTATTCATCGTAATATTGAGTAGGTTCAATCATAGTATATCTTTTAGTCTTTGAATTATATCTTGATGACGCTGCGGGTCATTTAGATTACGATTACGAGGAGAAGGATGATCAATCATCATATGATTAATTTTGTACTTCTTAAGTACACGACTTACAAATCCACCTAAAGCAACCACTACTCGCTTATTGCTTGTTCTTTCAAACAAGAGATTGCCATCTACGTCATCAATATTAAGCGAATTGATCTTATTAGGAATTACATTATGGAAGTCCCATTCATATATTCCTGCAGAATTACACCACTTCTTTAAAGTGTTGAATGATCCGTTTGAGAAAGGTTCTGTTTTAGTAGAAGGACAAATGCCAATAAAAATGATTTCATCTGATCGTTTATGATCAGGCATGAAATCCACCATATCACGCAAGCCAGACTTTATCATACCAATTTACACTCACGCCCGCTTCTTTAAACATGCTATAAGATTGTTCGCCAGATACTTTCCACTTTTCAGGGATATCAGCTTTCATTATCTCTGGAGTATATATGACTACTCTTTTAATACCAACTTGGATAACGCCTTTAGCACACTCCGAACAAACAGGTAAGCCATAAACGTAAAGAGTAGCTCCATTCAAACTTACTCCGTTGAGTGTAGCATTATAGATACAATTCATTTCAGCATGAACTACATATTTATACTTCTCTTCACGATCATTTAAACGTGCTGATGTATCATCAATACCACGAGGAAAACCATTGTATCCTTGGGATAGAATCTGTCCTCTTATACCAGTAGTGATAGATCCAACTTTAATAGATGGATCCTTAGACCACGTTGAGATATGACGCGCTAACTCGCTATACTTCATGTCCCAGTTTGTCATTTGATTAACCCAAAATGTCTTTCATATACGTGCAACGACCCGACATTCCAGACAATATTGCCTAGTTGAAGTGCTAGATCATCACATAGCTGAAGAGCAACATACTGCTGCCATGCAAAATCATTCTTATATCCAAATACTACATCGTTAGATCTCATGTTTACGATAGCATGTAAGCGATCATAACGAATCAAATACTGAACGGTATTGGTACACATAAAGTCATTCATGCCAAGGAATTTATAATCATAGTGCATGAATGGACGAGTGTAAATCATCACAGCCCGACGAGAATTGGGATTCTGTTGTAGTTCCTTTAATACATTCTCGTACTGATTACCGTTTTCCTGGCTATAGATGCACCAACCATAGTTAGAATTAATATAACCATGTTCATCTGCTACTTGTTTCCAAATTTCAGGTGCACCACCAGGAATATCATGTACACTTAATGACTGCGATTTATACCACTCGAGTTCACGAGCAACATAATCAGTATTCACTGTGCCAAAGATCGACGGTTCATCAGCGATAAACTGTGCACCAGCCAATTCAAGCGTTTTGACTCCAGTCTTATCGATTACAAAATCTTCGGATCTAAGAGCAAGATTAAAATATTCACGAATAGAACTAACAGTATTGTGTCGCATCATCTACCATTCCTTTAATAGCAAGTGCTGTATCAGTACCAACATAAACATTATCAGAAACTTGCGCAAATGTCTCTGGCCAGCGCTCTGTTTCTGTTACTTTCTTATTGAGGAAGTTACGAGTTGGATCTTGACCTTCCATCTTGCCTCGCATATAAGACACAAAGAATGAGCCATAATTGATAAGATCGATGGCAGAATCTTCTAGGCTTTCAAAATTAGGCTGATAGTTCTTATCATTTTCCATAGCTTCCATAACAGAGTACATGCGAAGCACTTTGCTATGAATCAAATCCAGAATAGTGGCACAACCATGTGGATAGTACTGTGCTTGCTTAATGCGTGATTCTGCATTCTGATAGTCATTAGACTTTTTGTTTTGAATAGCTGCTGCTTCTTCAAGAGCTTTAAGAGATTCTTTCATAATTTACCTTTCCATTTAGAAGGAGACAAATCAAATAAACGATTAGACAGCTGTAAATTTACCACAGTATCATATAAATGTAAATGGTCTATATTATACATTCGCTTGTCTTGAATACTATCTATAGTCTCATATTTTTTATGATCTATACATTCCCACACATGAATAGCATCATCACGATTTTTGTATGGCACTTCTACAAAGAATCTACGATCTGCATTATCCCATTTTCTCCAATCACTTTTTTCAAGAGCAAATGAGTTATATTTAAACCAACGTCCAAATGTTTTAATTTCTGCAGTCTCATTATCAATAGTCATATCTTTATCTTGGTCAAATCGATCTTCACTTATTATAACCGTATGACCATTAAGTTCAAGGCATATACGAACTATTTGTTCGCCAATAAATCCTTGTTCTCTAATAATTGAATCTCTATTCATCAAACAACATTCCTAATAGACCAACATTATCTTTATGACTCGGAGCAGTCCAACCTTCTGGCTTTACAAGATCTGGTAATCCAAGAGGATTTGGTCGACTTTCTTTGATGCCAACTTGCTTATTCATATTAGCTTCATGTACTCGATCCCATGCAATATTAGCAGACACATCAAACAAATCAAGTGTACCAATAGCAACTACACAAAGGTCAATTAAAGCATCTACTACATCATCTGCGGTTTCAGCTGTACTTAACTCATTCATTTCTTCTTCAAGAAACTTAATACGAAACTCTAAGAATTTATTTAACTTTTCTTTATCAAAAGCTTGAACTTTATCAAATACACCATACTTTTCGTGCATGATCATAATATCATGCGCCCAATTATTACTCATAATTTACCTCCACAATGCGGACACTTTTTATCATATTCGTCTTTAATTTGTTTAATTAAGTGCTTAAGTTGTTTACACTCTTCAAGCATTCGCTTGAGGTGTTGTTTCTTTCGTTCTTTCTTTGGTTTATTAATCTCTTCTTTGATTAAGTTTTTAATCTTTTGAAATTGAGATTCCCAAACAGGGAGATATGTTGGAAGTGGTTTTTTTGACATGATAGTATCCTATC